ATCATCCAGACAATCCTGGATTTATTAATGGAGTAAACACTAGCAATAATGAGTACCCAACGATTCTTGTACAGCCCCAAAATAAATTAGAACAAGCTCGAAATAAACTTTTAAAAACGAAGTATTATGATTATTGGTCTGAGGAATATAAAAACGAAATATTTGGTTATGGCAGCAAAAATTAATTCAATAACAATAACAATAACAAGGTGAACATGGAATATCTAGGAATTAATATTGACTTAGAAAGAGATAAACTTTTTGACGAATTGGGGCTTAAACGATTAAAAGAAAGTTACATGAAAGATGATGAAGAAAGTCCTCAACACCGATTCGCCTTTGTATCAAAATCATTTGGAACAAACAAAAAACATGCGCAGCGATTATATGAATACAGCAGTAAACATTGGCTCTCTTATTCTACTCCCATTCTTTCTTTTGGTCGTAGTAAGCGTGGCATGCCTATATCATGTTTCCTTAATTATATTGAAGATACTGCAGAAGGACTAGTTGATAATCTTAGTGAAACAAATTGGCTTAGTATGCTTGGGGGTGGCGTTGGTATTGGATTTGGCATTAGGTCTGCTGATGATAAGTCAACTGGTGTTATGCCGCACCTCAAAATATATGATGCATCTTCTTTGGCTTACAGACAAGGTCGCACACGCCGTGGTTCTTATGCTGCTTATCTCGATATATCTCATCCTGATATTATTGGCTTTTTAGAAATGCGTAAACCGACTGGTGATCCTAACCAGCGTTGTTTAAATCTACATCACGGTATTAACATCACAGATGACTTCATGCACCTCATCGAAAGCTGTATGTTAGATCCTGAAATAAATGATAATTGGGATTTAATTGACCCCGCATCGAAGGAAGTTAGAGAAACTGTTTCCGCTAAGATGTTGTGGCAGATGATTTTGGAACTCCGTATGCATACAGGCGAACCTTACATCCATTATATCGATACGAGCAACCGTGAATTACCACAATGGTTAAAAGAAAAAGGATTAAAAGTTCACCAATCAAATCTTTGTTCCGAAATTATATTACCAACAAATGAAGAAAGAACTGCTGTATGCTGTTTATCTTCCTTAAACCTTGAAACTTATGATGAGTGGAAAAATGATAAACAGTTCCTTAAAGATGTGGCAGAGATGCTTGATAATGTGCTTCAGTATTTTATTGATAATGCTCCTGATGCCATTGCAAGGGCCAAGTATTCTGCTGGACGTGAGCGTAGTATTGGGATTGGCGCTCTCGGTTTTCACGCTTACTTACAACGCAATGGCATTGCTTTTGAAGGTGTTATGGCGAAAGTTGCAAACAACAAAATCTTCAAATCTATAAGAGAAGGATTAGACGATGCAAATCTTCAATTGGGTAAAGAACGAGGTGAAGCCCCTGATGCTGCCGGTACTGGTCGTAGGTTTAGTCATGTTATGGCTATTGCTCCCAATGCTTCTTCTTCCATTATCATGGGGAATACTTCTCCTTCTATTGAACCTTATCGTGCCAACGCTTATCGGCAGGATACTCTTTCGGGTTCTTTCTTAAATAAGAATCGTTGGTTAGATAAAATTATCAAGGAGAAAACAAATGGTAGTGAACAAGATTACGCTGATGCTTGGTCTAGCATTATTGCTAACGATGGTTCTTGTCAGCACCTCGATATACTCTCTGAGGCAGAACGTGATGTTTTCAAAACCTCTATGGAAATCGATCAAAGATGGGTTATCGACCTTGCTGCAGACCGTCAAGCGTATATTGACCAAGCACAATCATTAAATCTATTTTTTAGACCCGATGCACATATCAAGTATATTCATGCTATTCATTTCATGGCATGGAAAAAAGGACTGAAAACTTTATACTATTGCCGTTCTGAAAAGATTGGTAAAGCCGATAAAGTTTCCAAGAAAATCGAAAGGCAAGTTATTAAAGAACTTGACATGACACAAATTGCACAAGGCAACGATTGTATTGCTTGTGAAGGATAAGAAATGATTAAAAAAATAGATTCAAAACTAGGTGATGAACGTTCATATTTCAAACCGTTCAATTATGCGTGGGCATATGATGCTTGGTTGAAACACGAACAATCACATTGGTTGCACACCGAAGTTCCGATGTTAGATGATGTTAAAGATTGGAAAAAGAAATTAACTAAAGAAGAAAAACAATTTCTAACACACATCTTCCGTTTCTTTACACAAGGAGATATTGATGTGGCGGGTGGTTATGTTAAGAACTACCTTCCTTATTTTCCACAACCAGAAATTCGTATGATGCTTTTGGGGTTCGCCGCAAGAGAAGCGTTACACATTGCGGCTTATTCACATTTAATTGAAACCTTAGGCCTTCCAGACACTACCTACAATGAGTTTATGGAGTATGCCGAAATGAAAGAAAAACATGATTACGTTATGGACATCTCTGCAAAAAACACTACAAAAGAGAACACTGCAACTCATATTGCTGTATTCTCGGCATTTACCGAAGGTATGCAGTTGTTTAGCTCTTTTATTATGCTACTTAATTTTCCACGACATGGCAAAATGAAAGGCATGGGTCAAATCGTTACTTGGTCTATTGTTGATGAAACGCAACATACCGAGAATATGGTAAAATTATTCCGGACATATATACAAGAAAACAATGAAATATGGAATGATGAACTCAAAGGTAGACTTTATACTATCGCTGAGAGAATGGTAGAATTAGAAGATAAATTTATTGACCTAGCTTTTAAAATGGGTGCAATGGAAGATTTATCTGCCGAAGATGTTAAGAAGTATATTCGTTATATTGCAGACCGCCGTCTAATCTCATTGGGATTAAAAGGTGTGTTTAAAGTGAAAAGAAATCCTTTGCCGTGGGTAGAGGAAATGATCAACGCACCAACACACACAAATTTCTTTGAGAATAGAGCAACCGATTATGCAAAAGGTGCTTTGTCCGGAGATTGGAGTGACGTGTGGGCTCATTAAGGGATTACAATGACACAAAAACAATTATCTGGAGATTGCTTAAGTTGCGAATCAACTTATAGCATATCATTTATGGAAGAAATGGTTTCTCAAGATTTACCGGAACATTGTCCGTTTTGTGGTTCTGAAATAGAAGAACTAACTGAAGAATATACCGAAGAAGAAGATGATGATCTAGATACTAGAGATTGGGACTAACTTACACTTATCATTGTGCCACCGTTTCATTATTGGATAAGAACCTGATTTATTACAAGTGAGGCAGTTAACTATAATATTATGTTTATGGTTCTTATTTCCAATCAAAGACTTTGAAGTTCCTGGTTTCTTTCTTTTTGAAACTCCTCTCATAAATTCGGATTGATTAAATTCTTTCATCCAAGGCCTTTTTACACCTTGGTGTGAATTCGATATCTTTTGTTTGGATGATTCTGTGTGGGTATAACCTAAAATACCATCTCCACCTTTGGTTGAATTATAACCACTTTTAAAACTATTATATTGTTCTATAAAAAAACATTCCATAGTTTTTAAAGTATAATCACCATCTTTTGATTGGTATACTATTTCCCAAACAAAATTATTCCAACCATACTTATTAATAGCATTATAGAATTTACTTTTTTGTTTTTTGCAAGCCGATTTATGTTCCGATAATCTTCTTGGCCAATTGGAATCAAAACCCAAATATGATTTACCGGTGTTAACACAAGTTGATTTATAGATAGTATAAATATTCATGCTGGCATTCCTATAAAATGTTAGAGTAGGTGGGAATGGGAGTTCCGTGACCTATACTTATTTATATGGGTTAATATGTGGATATATGAAAATAAAGACTTTATTGAGGAACAAATACAAGATAACTATGGTTTTGTTTACCTAATCACCAACCTGACGAATGGTAGAAAATACATAGGCAAGAAATTCTTTTATTCTGCCAAAACCAAGCAAGTCAAAGGTAAAAAGAAAAAGTACAAAGCACCAAGCGATTGGCAAACTTACTATGGAAGTAGTGCCGAACTAGCTAAAGATGTGTTATCATTAGGTTATGAAAATTTCACCCGTGAAATCTTACATCTTTGCCAGTCCAAAGGCGAATGTGGTTATCTCGAAGCAAAAGAGCAATTTATCCGTGGCGTTATGGAAACGGATGAATACTACAACAATTGGATTATGGTACGAGTGAGGAAATCACACATCAAGGACTATAATGCTCGATTATCTCAAAAAACTCAAGGACGATCCTGACGGGCCGTACGATGCAATATTCTTTATGCCCACCGAAACGGAAGGTGGTATTCATATTGAAGTAAACCAATTAAAAGATCCAGGTGAACCAATTGGTGGAAGTTATATGGGACATTCTTACGAAGTCATTTTATTTAAAGATGACCACATCGAAGATAAGTTATATAATATTGACCGATTTGAAGCCGTATTTTCTGACCCATACGAATACATATCCAATCTAATACCACAGAATTGGTTTGGTATGATTGTACGCAAAACTACCACTTCTGGTGCTTTTGTACAACGTATATTTGACAAACTGCAAGAACCGTGATATAATAGAATTTTGAAACTATTGAAAGTTTGGTATGATTCTCGTTGACTTAAATCAGGTATTACTTGCCGGCCTAATGGCACAAATTGCTAATCAAAAGGGCAAGTTAGATGAACATTTAATCCGCCACATGGTATTAAATATTATTCGTAACCACATTAAGAATTTTAAAGCCGAATACGGTGAGGTGGTATTGTGTTGTGATAACCGAAAATACTGGCGCAAAGAATTTTTTCCATTCTACAAGGCTAATCGCAAGAAGAACCGTGACAAGTCTAGTTTAGATTGGCACATGATTTTTGATATCCTTGCCAAATTAAAAGTGGAACTCAAAGAAAACTTTCCATATAAAGTAATTGATGTGGAAGGTGCTGAAGCCGATGATATTATCGGCACATTGGTACCTCGCCATGCACCACACGAAAAGATTTTGATTTTATCGAGTGATGGCGACTTCCTACAGTTGCAACAGAATTATAATGTTAAACAGTATAATCCCTCACAGAAGAAATATATTATATCTCCTAATCCAATTATGGATTTAAAAGAGAAAATTATCAAAGGTGATAAAGGTGATGGTATTCCTAATGTACTTTCACCATCTGATTGTTTTGTTCGTGACCTCCGCCAAAAGCCCATCACACAAAAAGTTTTAGATAAATTGATGTCTGAAAGTTATTTGGAACAAGATGAAACCACCAAAGCCAACTTTATTCGCAATGCCACATTAATTGACTTATCTTTTATTCCTAAAGAGATAAAAGAGAAGATTATAAATACTTATGAAGAAACGAAGCCGGCTAAAGGCAAATTGCTGAATTATTTTATTGAGCATAAACTAAAGAACCTAATGGAAGTAATTGAGGAATTTCAATGATGAAAAATATATACGAAATTTTAGATGAATTTGAAATGGCTGATTCTAAAAAGGCCAAAATGCAAGTGATAGAGAATAATCTATCCAAAACGTTTGTAGATGTATTACAATTAACTTATCATCCAAACTTTCAATGGCTGATAACAGAAATGCCAGAAGAATATAAAATTCCTAGCGATCAAATGCCAGGACTAACTAGAACACAAATGTCTAGTGAAATAAGAAAATTGTATTTGTTTGAAAAGGGTAACCCAGCAGCAGAAAGATTAACACCTAGAAAAAGAATTGAAATTCTTATTCAAATTCTAGAAGGTCTGGAACCTAGAGAAGCTGAAGTTATTATTGGTATATTCAATAAAGATTTAGGCGTTAAAGGTTTAAATTATAAATTTATTAAAGAGGCATTCCCAACACTACTACCGTAAATGCACCAAAAAGAAAAAATAATAATAACTTGTGGTACATTTGATCCGTTATCTCTTAATGAACTAAATTATTTAAAAAGGTGTCGCCAAAAAGGCGATTGGTTAGTTGTCGGCATTCATTCTGATTGGTGGATGATGTGGGCAGAAGGTGGATATGTTCAGGCATATGATACTCGCCGAGAAATTATTAAATCTTTGAGTATTGTAGATGAAATATTTACATTCAATGATTCGGATGGCACAATCGTACAATTATTAAAATTAGTGAAAATATGTTATCCACATGCAGATATAACTTATGTGTCCAATGAGGACATGTTTAATATGCCGGAGACCAAAGTCAAAGGCATTACATTTGAAACCATGAAATAGGAGAAGTAAGTGACGAAGTTTGTAGGAAAGTTTCGCAAGAATCAAGATTATAGTGAAGATTACAGTTACATGCCAAAAAGAAAGCATCGTAACGAACATTCTGAAATTAAAAAAATGAAAAATCGTGATGTTGAAGAAGTATTAAGCCAACTAGACGATGTAAGTTTACCAGAAGAAAACAGAAATTATTGATTTTTTCTCATAAGTAGGTATGTCCGCCTTTGAAATAAAGGTATTGGTATTATTGTTGTTTCCACACAACACATCTATTGACTTATTCCCCAAACTGTACTATAATGGTTTCTTTACATGGAGAAATTGATTATATGATATACGGTTATATTCCAAAATCCAAACCAAAAAAGTTAACCAAAGCTCTAGAGCAACAAAAATTGGAGTGGTTAGCTTCCATCAATAAATTATCTTCAAAACGGTATTCCTGTTCTCCTATTATTAAAACAAAGTTGCCAGTTAAATCTATGGCTCCTTTTCACAGAGAAACTCCAAAGATTGCGTCCTTGGACACAGGATTTATTGCTTGTGTTAAAAAGTTCCAAAATTGTTACACAGGAGAAAAAATCAAAGGTATTGGTACAATGCATAAATCAAATGCTGTGCCAATTTTTACAGATAATGAAGCAAAAGAAATAGCGAGTATGCGAAGATGAATGAATATGATGAATATTTTGAATATTTGGAAACTTTAAGTGAGGACAATTTGAATAAAGAGCTAAAATGGCTCGAATCTATTGGTAAAGCAAAAGCAAATAATCAAAATTTTATAGTAATTGACCATTTTTATGATATGTAAGGTGAAATATGTTATCTAAACACGAAGAAACACAAATTTTAAGAGGAATTGACGAGATTATATTCAATTTGCGTCATGTGCCAGCTGTAGATGTAGCACATTTTCTCGTAAAATTCAATCCGAAGCTTGCTAATGAGTTGGCAGCTGCATTAGAATACGAGTTTTTTGATAAAAATGAAGGAATTAAACATGAATGATTCAGGACATTACATTTGGCTCGATGCCATCGCAGATGATGAAGAAATTCCTGCGTGGAAACGCTTGGATGTTGTAACTCGCAAGTGGGCCGCACTATCGGGAATGGAAAAAGATTTAGAAAATTATAAAAAATTGCAAGAAGAATACCGTTAATCATGTTTAAAACTAAAAAGCCCATCAAAAATTGTCTTTTGCTCGAATTTAACACACAAAAAGACCTTGCACTTGCGTTTTGTCGTGTAGAAGAATATTATGAAGGTAATCCTAGAGTAAATGGCAAATATTTGTCGTTTGTGGACTTCATTGACGCATTTATGACTGATGATGGCAAGTTGGACTACTTCCATTATTGGACAGGATTCAATATTCCTGGAGATATTTACATGAAATGGTCACAAAACAATATGTCCGATAAAACATATTGGGAAATTGCCTTAGCTGATGCAGTTTACAAAAAAATAGATTTTACAAAACCATTTTATATCATCGGTGGCAAAAAAGGCGATATGGAAGTTATCGACCATGAAATTGCACACGCACTTTATTACATGAATACTGAATATAAAGATTTGATGGACACAGCAAACTACCAATTCTTTAAAAAACTAAGAGGTGAATACTCTAAGATGGTAAAAGCATTAAAGAAAATGGGTTACGGAGATAATGTTATCAAGGATGAGGTTCAAGCCTATATGTCCACAAGTGGCAAAAAAGAGTTGGTAGAGAAATTTGGCTTGGATTTCAATAAAATACAAGGTTTCCGTAAGCTATACCGAAAAGTGTTGTCCCGGTACAACACATCGAAAAAAAGAACTTGACGGTAGATGTTCCTTATAGTATAATGGTTCTTTAAATCGGAGAATCTATGCACATTACAGAATCTAAAACACTGCT